GGACAAATATACTTGGGACCAAATTCATCTGGTAGATATACGAGATTAGGTGGAAATGGGGGTGCTACCGATGAAGCAACCGTTTCTGCATCAAATGGTAACTTACACTTAGATGCAAGAAGTGGAAGAAGTATGTACCTAAACTGGTATACTGGTGGTACTGTTTATGTAAATGGTGCAATGCAAGCAAACATTTACTACGATAGAGATAGTACTTCTTATTATGGTAACTTTGCTTCTACATCTTATATGAATGATGTAAGAGCTAATATTTTCTATGATAGAAATAATACCGCATATTACTTTGGTAGTGGTTCTGGTGATTCTAGATTCAATAGAGTAACTGGTAATTACTTCATCAATGATGGTTCAGTATCATCAGATGATAGATTTGGTATATTCTGGTCATCTGATAGAAGTGAAGCATACGCAATCTTTAGAGAATCAGGTGGATGGTCTTATAGATATCCTGATTTAAGAATCGCATTCCATACGGGTATTAAGTTTGGAGCAAACTCATCTTACAATGGTATGCGTTTCTACAACGATTACAATATGGCAACGCAGGTGATGTCTGTTAACAACGCTACTGACCCATTGGGTGGAAACAATGTGTATGTTAACTACAACCTACAAGCTGGAGATTCGTTAAGAGCACCAATCATTTATGATTCAAATAATACTGGTTATTATTTCAATGGTGCATCTGCACACTCTACGAGATTCGAAGGTGTGAGTAATAGAACGATGGCTTATATGGGATTACCTGGTCATACGAGAAATAGTGGTGAGTATTATAGAAGTAGACCTCGTCAAACTGGTGATACTAACTATTGGACTGGTGCTTATGGTTGGGGTAGACAGGATATGAATGTTGTTTCAACTTGGGGTTCTGGTTTCATCGATTCTTGGAGTAATCCAGGTAACCAACCTTCAGGTACATCTCACTGGGTAGGGATGCAAGCATTCCACTATCGTAGTTCAAACACAGGTGGTTATGGATGGCAAATGGTTGGTGGACCAATTACCAACTTGAGATTCAGAAGTTCTTGGAGTGGATGGAGAAGTTGGAGAACTATTCCTGTTCTTGATGAGAATAGTAGTAATGGTGGTTCAATGTATGCTGGTAGATATTATGATTCAAATAATACTGGTTACTACACAGACCCCGCATCTACATCTCAAATGAGTAGTATATATGTAAACAATTGGTTTAGAGCACAAGGTTCAACAGGTCTTTACTTCCAAGATAGAGGATATGGACTTCGTTCAGTTGGTGATGAAGGTGGACAATACGGAACTGTTTCTACATATGGTAGTATAAACGGATGGGAAGGATGGTCAATGAATGGTCGTTCACTATTAATGCACAACAATAGTAGTTCAACTGGTTTATATAATGATGTAAATAATGAGTGGTTATGTGAAGCTATTCACAACTCTCACTTCTACATTCACTATAATGGTAGTTGGAAAGCAAGAACTGAAAGTTGGGGTCTTAGAATTAACGATAACTTATACGCTGAGGGTAACGTAATCGCTTACTACTCAGATATGAGATTAAAGGATAAAGAGGGTGATATTGAAAACGCTCTTGAAAAAGTTGGTAAACTTAATGGTTTCTATTATAGAAACAATAAGGAAGCCAATATGATTGGATGGGGTGGAACTGAGCTACAAGTCGGTGTATCTGCACAAGATGTTAAATCAGTTCTTCCTGAAATTGTACATCCTGCTCCAAAAGCTGAGAGATTGGGATATGATTATATGACTGTTGATTACGATAGGTTAACTCCATTATTAGTTAACGCAATCAATGAACAAAATGATATAGTTAAATCACAAAAAGAAGAAATTGAATATTTAAAGTCAGAACTCTCTGAATTAAAAGAGATGATGAAAGAATTATTAAACAAATAATAAAATGGCATTAGAAAAATTAGTAGTTTTAAACAAATTAGAAATAAACGTACAAAATCCTTCAATGGATGTTGTAAAGAGAGTTTCTTTTATGGAAGATGGTGTTGAAATTAGTAGAAGGCACGAAGATGTTCACTACGATAGTTTCAATGAAGCACATTTAATAGCTAGTGAATCTGCATTCGTAATAGAAGCTTGGAATCATGTATCATCAAGTTGGGTAGAAACTTCTGGAAGTATATCTTAATATTTGTGTTTAATTAAAATTGGTTATATTTATAGGTGATTGTTTTCCGTTTGGGGAACAACCTATATACTTATATATATAAAAAGGAAAATAAAATGGCAGTAACTTATTCTTGGGGTGTAACCCAAATGACTAAAAAAACGATAGGTGATCTTGAAAACGTAATTTTACACGTTAGATGGACATGTATTGGTACTGAAGGAGCTACCGGAACTGAAGGTAGATTCGTAGGAGCTACTCCACTAGATTTTGATTCAGGTTCATCTGATGAATTTGTAGCATTTGGAGACTTAACTGAAGAGTTAGTAGCTGGATGGGTATCATCATCAGTAACAAGTCCATCAACTGGATATTGGGACCACATCTCAGAACAAATTCAAAAGAAGATTGATGAGGTTGATGATGCTAGTGAAGAAATCGGTATGGAGGACTTACCTTGGTCAACAGGTTCAGTAACTCCAACACCAGTTAGTGGTTCTGGAGATTAATTAATGGTTTCAACGTTTTAGTTATATTTATATTTGTAATAACTAAATTGTTTATTTAATAAACGGAGATAATATGGCAGAAAGAATTGTATCACCTGGAGTATTTACGAGAGAAAATGACCTTTCGTTCTTAGCACAAGGGGTAGGAGAAATTGGAGCAGCGTTCATCGGACCTTTCAAACAAGGACCAGCGTTTGTTCCCACAATAGTTCGAACTCAAAGTGAGTTTGAAGATAAATTTGGTACACCTGATGGTACTTACTATACAGAATATGCAGTGCAGAACTATTTAAGGGAAGCAGGAAGTGCAACTATTGTTAGAGTAGCAGGTGTAGGTGGTTATAACCAAGCAGACCCAATTGGTATCGCAACATCTGGTTCAGCTGGAATAAAAATAATTGCAACACTTCACTCAACACATAATGGTGATGAATCTGTTGGATTTCCTTCTACTACAATAACAGATGTAGCAGGAACATCTGGTTCTTTTGTTATTACTGGTAGTGGTATTACTGGATTTACATCTTCTTTAAATGAAAAAGATAATTATGATGTAAGTGATGTATTTGGTTCTAATGCAAGAGGTTCGAAAAATGCATATGTTTATTCTTACTTTAAGAATGCATATAGTGGTTTAGAATCATCAGAAGGTCTAGTACAGGAGGTTACATTACCAACTCAAGACTTTGCTTATGATGCTCAAACTGCATCAACGCCATTCGTAAAATCACAACTAATCTCCGGTGAAAGATACGACCTATTTAAGTTCCATACTTTAGGACATGGTAATGGTGAAAATAAAAGATTTAAAATCTCTATATCAAATGTAAAAGCAGCAGGTGAAGATGGTGGAACTGATTATTCAGTATTTACTGTAACTGTTCGTTCTTACTCTGATACTGATAAGAGAAAAGTAGTATTAGAAACATTTAGTAATGTAAACTTAGACCCATCATCTCCAAACTATATTGCGAGAGTAATTGGTGATAGATACAATACAATTGATTCAAATGGTAAAATTACTGAATGGGGTGATTGGATGAACAATTCATCTTACATCAGAGTACAAGTTGGTGAGCAGGGTTCTTATCCTGTATCAGCCGCACCATTTGGACATGGAGCATATACTAACCCAATTAAAGCAACTATTGAAACTCAGATTCCTGAAGCTATATTCCAAACTGGTTCTATCGCTAACACAGCTGGTAACCCACAATTTTATGCTGGATTTGATTTTGAATCAGTTGGTATAAAAGAAGATAACGCTAATTACCTAAATCCTATTCCTGATGGAGCTGGAGCTGGTTCAAATGTAGCATTTGGATTTGATGGTAACATAAGTGGAGTTGGATTATCATTAGAAATGACTGGTTCAGCAACAGCTGATATGATTAAGAGACAATTCTCATTAGGATTCCAAGGAGGATTTGATGGAATGAGCCCGAATAGAGAAATCGCTTTAGGTTCTACAATCTCAGCTGGAAATTCGCAAGGATTTGATTTAACTGATTCTACTGCTAGTGGTTCAGTTGCATACTCAAAAGCTGTGAACGCAATTTCAAACGCTGATGAATATGATATTAATATGGTAGTAACTCCAGGTATTATAAGAAGATTACACACAGCAGTTGTTACTGATGTGATTGATATGGTAGAAGCTAGACAAGATGCATTCTACATTACTGACTTAAGTTCAGTAAACGATACAATCGCACAAGTAACTACTGAAGCTAATAAAATCGATTCGAACTATGTAGGTTCTTATTATCCTTGGGTTAAGACAGTAGATACAAATACTAACAAACTAATCTCAGTACCACCTTCAGTACTATTACCTGCTGTGTACGCAGCGAATGACGCTATTGCAGCTGAATGGTTCGCACCTGCTGGTTTAAATAGAGGAGGTATTATTGGAGCAGTTTCAGTATTGAATAGATTAACACACTCTGAAAGAGATACTTTATATGAAAACAAAGTAAACCCAATCGCAACTTTCCCTGGACAAGGTATTGTGGCATTCGGACAGAAAACGTTGCAAGATAAAGCATCAGCATTAGATAGAATCAATGTAAGAAGATTGTTAATCAACGTTAAGAAATTTGTAGCATCTACATCTCGATTCTTAGTATTCGAACAAAATACGGCATCGACTAGAGGTAGATTCATCAACACTGTACAACCTTACTTAGAAGGTATCCAACAAAGACAAGGATTGTACGCATTTAAAGTAGTTATGGATGAGACTAACAACACACCTGATGTTGTTGATAGAAACATATTGGCTGGACAGATATTCCTACAACCTGCTAAGACCGCTGAATTCATTGTAATTGATTTCAACATCTTACCAACTGGAGCATCGTTCTCAGCATAATATAAAAATTTGAACAACTAATATTTATTAGTATAAAGAGGAAAATAAAAAAATGGCAGAAGTATTAGAATTTAACGAAATGATGTTCACCAACTTCGAACCGAAGATGAAGAACAGGTATATCATGGAGATTGATGGAATTCAATCTTATTTGATAAAAGCCGCAGCTAGACCATCTATCAATTTCGAAACTGTGAAGTTAGACCACATTAACACTTATAGAAAACTACAAGGTAAAGGAGAGTGGCAAGATATCTCTATTACATTGTATGACCCAATCGTTCCAAGTGGAGCACAACAAGTGATGGAATGGGTAAGGTTAGGATACGAATCTTTAACTGGTAGAAAAGGATACGCAGATTTCTACAAAAAAGATATCGATTTCTATATGTTAGGACCTGTTGGTGATAAAATCGAACAATGGAAGTTAAAAGGAGCATTCATTCAGGCAGCTAACTTTAATGATTTATCTTTTGAATCAAATGACCCAGCTGATATCGAACTAACTCTTTCATACGATTACGCTATTTTAGAATTTTAAGATATTATCCACTACTATCTATATATTTGAAGAAGGTTCTCTTAGTGAGAACCTTTTTTCGTTTTACAACTTTTTAGTTTTCATATACTTATATATACAAACAAATAAAGGTTAATTATGAGCGAAAATAAATTTGATTTCCCAACTGAGGTAGTGGATTTACCATCAAAGGGATTACTTTATCCAGAAGGACACCCTTTAAGAAAGGGAAATATTGAGATTAAATATATGACAGCAAGAGAAGAAGATATTCTTGCATCTCAATCTCTAATCAAAAAAGGTGTAGTATTAGATAAGTTATTTGAATCAGTAGTTGTAGAACCAGGTGTAGATATTAATGATATCTTCATTGGTGATAAGAACGCAATTCTGTTAGCAACTAGAGTAATGGGATATGGTTCAGAATATAAAGTAGAAATAACTGACCCATCTACATTAGAAGAGCAAGAGGTAAGTATTGATTTATCCAAGGTAAAAACAAAAGATTTTAATGAATCATTATTAAATGGTGAAAATCTTTATAAATTTAAATTACCAAAAAGTGGGACAGAGTTGGAATTCAAACTTCTAACACATGGTGATGAAACCGAAATCACAAAAGAAAACCAAGCATTAGCTAGATTGTATAAAGGAAAAGGAGATACTACATTTGATGTAACAACTCGTTTGAAATATATGATTCAATCGGTAGATGGTAATGAAGATAGGGGATTTATTACTAAGTGGGTATCAAACTCATTCTTGGCATTGGATACTAAAGCATTCAGAAAATATGTAAGAGAAATCAGTCCAGATATGGATTTAACATTCAACTTTGTATCAGAGTTGACGGGTGAGGAGGAGGCGCTCGATATCCCCTTTGGGGCCGGGTTTTTTTACCCTTCCGAGTGATTACTCGATTCAATTACATAATCAAATTTGGGAACTGGTTAACTTTGGTAATGGATTTACTTGGAGAGATGTTTACTTCATGCCAATACAATGGAGAAAGTTTTACTTCAAAAAGTTATTAGACCTCAAAAAGAAAGAAGCAGACGAATACAAAAAAGCAGAACGTAAATCAAAAGTAAGGGTTAGGAAATAATCCTTACTTTTTTTTTATCCAATATTTATAGTAGTATAAAACTATAAAGAAACTAATCATGTCAAAAAAAGAAATAAATGAACTAAATATGGTTTCTCGATTCATAGGAGATTTTTTCGATGGATTGCAAAAAGGTACTGCTAATAGAATAATTAAAAAAGCATCTGATAGAGGTTTACCCAAATCTTTCACAGATAAAATGGAAAAAATTAGAAAAGAAAAAGCAGAACTAGATGACCTTATAAAGAAATATTCAAAATAAACTCCTAAATGGCACAAAGTAGAGCTGATTTATTAAAAGAAATAAAATCTCTTCAATCTGAAATAAATAAGATTGAAGCTGCTGGTAGTGCCATTACTCAAGAGCAAATAAAACAAAGAAAAGACTTAAAAAAAGAAATAATATCTACTGCTAAAGAGCTTAAAAAAGTAAATGATACAAGACAACAATATTTTGCTGATGAAGAAGCTTCAATAAAATCAATATCCAGTATTTATTCTGATTTTAAAACTAAACAAACTAATAATTTAAATTTAATAGCTAGTGGTCAAGACAAAAATGTAAAAAAATCTTTAGAAATTCTTAGTATAAATCGTGATATAGCAAATTTAAGTTCAGATGATGAACAACAACGATTACTATTAGTGGGTAAAAGAGATGATATAATGAATTCTCTTGATAAACGAAGTAAAAGTTTAATAGCTAGTTTAAAAGAAGAAAATGCAATAGCAAATAGTTTATCAAACCTGTCTGAAGAAGAAGAAGCATCTCTTGAAAGACAAAAAGCAGCACAAGAAGCATTAAAATCTTCAATGCAAGCTATAACAGAAACTGCTGAAACATTTGTTACTAATCTAAAAAGTGCAGAAGGTATAACTGGATTACTACTAATAGGTGGTGGAAAGTTTTTTGGTAAACTATCCGAAGTAAATAAAGAATTAGGGCAAGTTGGTGAAGGTTTAAGTGGGGCAGCTGGTAGTGCAACTGTATTAAGTTTTGCATTTGGTGATTCTGCAGAAACTCTAAAATCATTATCTGCCGAAATGGGTGGATTAGAAGATGCTACATTTGGAGCACAACTTCAAACTAACTTAATGGCTAATAATTTAGGTATTAGTGGTACTGAAGCAGCAACATTAAGTGGTTCTTTAGCTAGGTTAAATGGTGGTTCATTAGAAACTGCTGGTAATCTCGCAGCAGGTACTAGAGAATTCGCTAAAATGAATAACATACCAGTTTCTCAATTAATGGGTGATGTAGCTGGTTCAGCTGAAGAATTTGCTCTATTTGGTAAAGATGGTGGTAAAAATATATTAGAAGCAGCTGGTTATGCTGCTAAACTTGGTACTAATATGAGTACCATTAGTGGTATTGCTGATAATCTCTTAGATTTTGAAAACTCTATAAACAAAGAATTGGAGTTAGGTGCAATGCTCGGTAAAAATATCAATTTAGATAGAGCTAGGTCATTAGCTATGCAAGGGGATTTAACAGGTGCTACTGAAGAAACATTAAGAGCTTTAGGTGGAGTTGAATCTTTCAATAAAATGGATTACTTCCAAAAGAAAGCAACAGCTGATTTATTAGGAGTATCGGTTGCAGAACTTGGAAAGATGGCAGCAAACCAAGAAAAAGCACAAAATATATCTAAGTTAATGAGTGGGGATTTCTCTAACATAGGAGAATCTCTAAAAGCAGTAGTTTCTCAAGCAGGCCCAAAACTTTTAGATTGGGGTGGTAAGTTTTTAACACTATCTGCCCAAGCTGGTCAATCTTGGAGTGGTATAACCACTGTAGTGGGTGGGATTAGTAAGAAATTCAAAGGACTTGGTGGAGCCGCAGCTGGAGGAGGACCTTTAACTAAAGCTGGTAAACCTGATATGAGATTCGGCGCTAATAAAGGTGGTGGATTAGCAAAAGCCTCTAAAGGTGGTGGAATTGGTGGAATGATGAAAGGTATGGGAGCTGGACTCAAAGGATTGGCAAAAGGTATTGGAGCATTTGCTTCCCCACAAGCCATAGTAGGATTAGTTGCAGTAACTGGAGCAATTATTGGTATTGGATTCGCACTTAAAGTAGCAGCACCTGGTATTAAAGCATTTGGTGAAGCTATTGGTAACATTGTAGTATCAGTAGGTACAGCCGTTGCAAAAGTATTTGGTGGATTGGGAGATTTCTTTGGAAAGATAGCACAAGTAGCAACCCCAGAACTAGCATTATCCGTATTAGGATTAGCTGGTGGATTTGCTGCACTAACCGCATCTTTAGTAGGATTCTCAGTTGCTGGTATAGCAGCAATTCCAGCAATGATGGCTGTTTCAGCATTTGGAGCCGCAAGTTCCTTATTAGGTTTAGGTGGTGATGCTGGTGGAGGAGCTGAAGAAACCCCAGCTTGGGTAGAAGAATTAAAAACAACATTTAGAGAAACAAAGGATGTTTATATAGATGGCGGAAAAGTTACATCAGCGATAGCAAGTAGAGTAAATAAGATAGGAAGTAATTCATACTCAATATAATATATTATGCCAACATTAGAAGCATT